ATTGTTCTATTCTACCATTTGTTATATCACAGCTCATTTTATTTATTTTTTAAAGTTTAACAAAAAAAAAGGTGGTGTATATTGCACCACCCTTTATTATAGTTTATGTTTTTTAGTTAGCCGAGTTAACGATTCCGTAAGTAACTAAGTCAGAAGCAAAACCGTATTTTGCATCTGCTGTAAATCTCATTACTACGCGTACATTTTGCGAACCGTCGATATCTCCCATATCAATAACTTTAACTTCGTTCATATCATTCATTAAACCAGTCGCAAAGTACAAGTTTGAAGTTTGAGAAAGTAAAGCCGTGTTTGCAGCAAGTCCGTTAGCTAAGAATATTTTAACACCGTCAAAATACAAGTCATTCAATACTTGGTTTGTTCCTTTGTTGTCGTAACCGTTTGCACCTACTCCAGCAGCAGCGAAGCCACCCAAAGCACGAACGTAAGCTCTATAAATGTTATTTGAAACATAAAGCGTTAAATCTTCTTTACCGTACAAAGCAGCTGGCAAAGCGTCAACGATTGAACCTAATTCAGCGATTACGTTAGAAGCCGTTACAGTAGTACCAGCAATTTCTTGAGCAGCTGGTAAAGCAGCATCAGTAGTTAATTGTGTCATTAAACCAGCGAACTGTCCAGCCGTTGCGTTAACACCTCTCCAAATAGAAGTTTCCATCCCAGCAGCAACTTTCTCAGCAGCGTGTGCGATTAAGAAATCAGCAAATGATTTAGGCAAAACATCGAATGCAGAATATCCCATTTGAATAGCATCCCAGTCTTGTCTAAAATCACTTTTACACAATTGTAAGTTAACTTGAAAAGATTCAGGTTGAAGAATTTTTTCAGTTAAAGTAACTGTTGAAGTAGGATCGAAATCACAAGTTGCGTTTTTGATAATATCGTCAGTTGCAACTCTTTTAATTACTTGTTTGTATTTCACGTTAGGCATGATAGTAATACCGCCTTTCTCCAAAGTTGGTGCGCTTAACAAAGCCGCAGCGATATATTTTCCAGCGAACTCACCAGCATACGTAGTGGTAATGCTTTGAGTAGTTGATAGGTTAATTTTTTCCATTTTATTTAGTTTTTTATTTTATTTATACTACGGTTAAAGTAATTGCACCAGCAGAAGTACCAAGCCCGAAAACATACCAGTTAGTACCGTCACCAACTAATTGTACGAAATCACCGATTGTGTCAGCAGAAGCAGAAAAAGTAATTGTGTTTTCATCAGCACCAGGAACGTTAACGCTATTTACGATAACACCGCCTTGAATTTTGTTTGTAGCCGCTTTAATAGTCCAAGCAGTTGTTGCGAATAACGCACCTACTACAAACCTGTAAGATTGTCCAGCGCCATCAGCAACCGCTGGCAATGTGATTTGCGCTCCAGCAGCAGCGTTTAAGATAAATACTTTACCGCTATCTTCAGCAGTTAAAGTTGTTGCACCTGTCAATGTTTCTATTTGACCTACTTGTCGTAAAGAATCATTTGAGATACTTGTTAATGTTGTACTCATTTTTTATTGTTTTTTAAATTATTACTTATTTAGTTTATTTAAAACTGAATCCATTATTGTGCGTGGTCTTTTAGACGCAAATTTTATAGACTCAACTTTGTTTTCGTTTTCAGGGTTAAAAGAAATTGGTTTAACTTCTTCAGATAGTTCTACCTCGTTTTCTTTAACCTCGTTTAATTTGCTTAATTCAGCTTTAAGCATTTCGTTTTCTTTTTTCAATGCTTCAATTTCCGAAAAGAAACTTTCTTTAATTGTGCTTTCAACTACTTTTTTAGGAGCGCTTTTAGCCGTTTCCATTTCTTGTTCTTTTTTCGCTTCTTCTTCGATAGGTTGTTCAACTTCAGGTGCTTCTTCTTCTTCAACCTTTTCTTTAATTTCGGAAATAATTCCTTCTTCAACAACGATTAACATACGACCGTCTTCCATTTCGTATTCACCTACTGGCACGGGTATTTTTTGTTCGTCTTCCGTTACTACGAAAATTTCGTTACCAGCTTCAAACATATCAGCTTCAAGAACTGTTACGCCATCCATTAGTTTCATTTGTTCAAGTTTTACTTCCATTCCAAGTAAAGTTTTGATTTGATTGATTAGGCTATTTTTCATTTTTATTTTATTTATAATGATGTTTTATAATTACTCATTGTTTTGGCTAAATCTCCAATTGCTTTAGCGTTATTCATATAACCTTTAATTTCAGATTTTACTTTTTTCTCAACGCTTTCCATTTGCGGGTCTAAACCTAAACCAATTTCTTTTGCTTTTGCTTTTAATGCTTCCATATCTTGTAACGTAGCGTTTCCAAAAGCTGCAATAGCACTATAGTTATTATAAGCTTCAATAATAGCATTTTCAGCTTTATTTAATACTTTTTTTGCTACATCTCTTTGCCCTAAATACTTTTGAAAACTTGCTATAATGTCATCTCTTAATGCAAGTTCAACTTCGTGCGAAGCCAATTGTGTTTCTTCTTTGAATAGTTTTCCGAAAACTGTTTTTAGTGTATTCATAACTTATTAACTTTTAAAATTTTTACTTGTTCCTTTTTTAGCCGTTTTGCCGTACTATCGTTCGTACTCCGTTGTTATCTGTTACCGTTACATTTTGCGGCGTTACGCTGGCTGTTTTGCCTATTCCTTGCGCTTCTAAACTACCGTCGCAACAATCTTTGTGATATTTTCCGTCTTTACATAGGCATCCACGTTTACCACCACGTGGACTTACTTTACTTGCTGTTCTCATATTTACTTATTAAATCTTTTAATTTTTCAATTATTTCGTCTTCTTCGTTTTGTTGTAAACTCATTTCGTATTGATCTACAAAGTGACCTTCAATACTAAATCCTTTTACTTCGCCGTCTTTTACCTTTTGCCAAATTTCATCGTTGTTTACTTTCATTGAAATCATCCACGTTCCTTTAGGTAAATTGAATCCGTATTTTGCTGATTTGTCTTGTTTCTCATCTTCAATTATCCAGCTTTCAACAACACTCATACCGTCTAACATTTTACGTTCGTGTTCGTACGTTGCGTTATTTTGATTAGCTCTCATTAAAAACAATTCACTTGCTTTACGTACCGTATCCTCACTGAAGTAAATGTAAAATTCTTTGTCCTTGTTTCTACGGTAAATTTGTTTATTAGGCACTAAAGCCGCACCCATCAAAATTCGTTTTTCAGCATCTACTTCTTTTAGTTCAACTTCGTGCTTTTTTAACGCTATAAAGTTTTCTTCGATTGCTGGACTTTCAACAACTGAAACCGCATTAATACCAGCCTCTAATTTTGTGTCGTCTATTAGTAGTTCTATTATTTCAACTTTTGCCATAACTATTAAACTTATAATGTTGCGTTTTGTACTCTATTTCGGTCTAAGGCTTGTGCGCTTGTTACCTCTCCACTAACTACGTATGCTTGTGTAGGCGTTTGTTGTAATTGTGCTAATTGATTTATACCGCTTGAACCTATTGTATTAAAGTTAGCAGTCATAGGCGCGGCAGTTGGTACGTTAGTATCATTACCCCCACCGCCTGAATTTGCACCGCCGCCAAATTTAGAATTTGAAATTTTAATTATGTTTGCAGCTCCAACCGTTGCAGCAATACCAGCTTCGACAAACTGCATACCTGTTGCTAACTTAATTGGGTTACCACCAGCAGTTAACGCACCCGTTACCGCCATTGCAGTGTTTGTAATTGCAGCGGCTAAATTAAAAGCCTTTTGTACTTGAAATTGTTTGCGTGCGTCCTTTTCGTTTTTAGTATTAAACGAACCAGCTAAATCACCTAAAGCGCTAAAAGTATCTCCAGCAAGTTGTAGCGTTTTTTGTCTTAACTCGTTTCGCCTTTGTATTTCTTCTTTGTCTATTTGTTTTTTCTTTTCGGCTTCAGCTTCACGAAGTTCAATTCGTTTTCCAGCCGCCTCCATTTCTTGGTCAAACTCAATTTTCTTTTGTTCAATTTCTTTTTTATTCTTTTCCTCCCACGTTAATAATTTATCACTATTATATTTAATATCTAATTCTCGTAATTCTTTTTTTAATGTATCATCAATTAATTTTTCGGCTTCAGCTAATTGTTTCGTATCAACTATTTTATCTTTTGAACTTGCAAGTAAATCTTCTTTTTCTCTTTTATTTTTTTCCTTTGCAAGTGCTACTTCTTTATCGTATCCATCAGCCATTAACGCCAATCGCTTATCGGTATTTTCACGCTCTAAATCAAGTTTTTCTTTTGCTGTGTTTGCTTGATTGTTAACGCTGTTTTGATCGCCTTGTTTTAATTGAAGTAAAAAGCCGTCCCTATCGGACTTCATTTGTGCAAGTCCTTTGTTTGCTTCTTTTATAGTAGCATCGCTATCGGCTTTTACTTTGGCTGGATCAAATAAAAACTTACTACCTACTTCAGCACCTAATTGTGTTAATTTAGTAATTTCAGCATTTATATTAGTCGTTGTTATTTTACCCAAACCTAATGTTTCAGAAAGTTTATTTGCTCCTTCAATTAATAAATCAAAGGGAGCAGCCAACGCCCTTAAAGTCATTACTGAAGCCTCTAAACCAAAACGAATAATGTTTTTTGCTATTTCTTGATTACGTTCTGCGGCTGCTATTTCAAGTTTTGATGTTTGCTCTAATCCCTTTATTCTTATTGCTTCTTCTTCTATTAAGCCATTAATTCTTTCTATTCGTATTTTTAATATTTCCTTTTCACTTTTACCCTGAAGCCTTAATGAATTTTCTTGTAACTGAAAATTTTCGTAGGTTTCTTTTGCCGTAGCAGCATTTTTTTCGGCATCCTTATTTAGTTTCTTTTGTTCGTCAGAAACACCGCTTACCGCCGCTTTTATATCATCCCAATAAGCGACAATAGTACCCAAAGCAACTACAAATAAACCTATACCAGTTGCAGCTAAACCGCTTTTAATTCCTTTTAAAGCATTTCCGGCAACTATACCTAATTGTTTAAAAGAATCCCGGGCCTCCATTAAACCATTTATACCTTGAGTTAAAGCCATTACGCTTTGTACTTTCAATAGTGCTTCTTCTACTTTCTCACTTTCAACACCTAATAAAGCCATCCCACCCGTAAAGGCTTGGAATCCATTCATTACGCCATTTACCGCACCTTCAACCGCTTTAAATTTAGCATCAGGATTGAACGCTTCGACTAAGTCTTTTGAGAATGCTATCTGGTCTTTTAATTCAGCAGCAGCCTTTGCCGCTTTTACGGCTTGTTCTGAAGTTTCACCATATTGCGCACTTACCTTTTGAAGTTCTTGTACGGCTTCTTTATATTGCGCTTTTAGACTTTTGCTATTGTCTTGTATTTCTAATTCAATCGTTCTTTTTTCAGCCATTGTTTACGCTTTTCTTGTTTATAAATCTTTTTAATATTTCCCGTTAGTTCGTGTTTCCCTTTCGCTACGTCTACTATTTCACTCACTCCAAAGAAATCGTCAGCTTTTAATAGTTCTAAAATTAATTGTATCATTGTTGTAATATTGTAATTTGGTTTGCCACTTGTTGACCGTTGCTTAAAGTGTACGTTACCGTTAAAATTATAACTTGCGTTGCCGAATTTTCCGTTATTAAGTTCTGAAATTCTTCCGTAATTAAGCTATCTGAATTTTCGGCTAATATGTTTGAAGGCGTATTCGTGTTTTCAGGAATACAAACTACTATTGTTTCACTACTTGTTATTGTGCTTGGCGTAATTGTAACGCCTCCAAAAGTTGTTGTAATAGTAGCACTTACCGCACCGTTAACAAACGTAATAGGAACGTTTAAACATTGTGCGTCAAAACTTGGTACTAACGGTTTACCACTTGTAATTGGTCGAAAGTCTAAATACAAACTAAAGTCAACTTGTCCCGTACTTAAGTTGCTTTTCATTTCGTTTATTATATAGCGTTTATCTCTTATAATAACACGATCGTTTAATTTCAAGTTTGTAAGTAAAGAAACAGGTAAATTCGTCTTTACGTGAACTAATCTATTTTTAAGGTTGAACAAATTAATTAAATACGAAAAATAATATTCAGCAAATAAACCTTGTTGAATTGTTTCTAAATGAATAACGGAATTATCAGCGCCAAAATTTAAACTGTATTTCGTGTTTTGATATGTAAGGTCTTGTCCGAATAAAGCGAACGTGTCAATGTTTAAATGCGTTGCTCCAGTATAGAATTTAATGTCATGCGGCAAAGAGTCACTTTCACCGTATAAATAAAGTAATATAGGCTTCGGCGTGTACGCTTGAAAATTCTCGTTTAACGTATAACCGAAAATAGCGTAGTTACCTGAATTATCTATTGACCTTTGAAACAATAAATTTTCAAAAGGAACTTCAATTGTGTATTCGTCGCCGTCGTAATTATATTGGTATTCTAAATCTCCGTATTGTTGGTTATATGTTTTAAAATAATTCTTATTTGCAAATGACTCGCTTTGTTGATATTTGAAAGCTATTTTTTTATACAACTTAATACGTTCAATATCAATTGAATCTACATCCGTGTATTGTGTAATATCTACAATAGCGCCTTGTCCGTACCAATCTTCTAAAGGTAATATTTCAAAAGTGTTTACGTCAGTAGCTACGCACGTACAATTAAATTCTTTTAGCACGCCCGAAAAGAAGTCACTAACTTTTATATCAGGCAAAACGTTGTTTATATTTACGTTACCTGAAAGCGAAGTTGTAACCGTACTCATTTGAGCGTAATTAATTACACCGTTATTTCCGTTTATTTGATAAACAATATTCATGTCTACGTCCATTATTGCATCAGCACGTAATTGAAAAGTTACGTCCGTGTCTAAGCCACTTGTATTTATGAAAGTTACATTTCCGAAAACTCCCGTCGTAGTACCTTGAACCGTTTGATAATAATTACCGTCTTGAAAAATATCAATGTACCATGTACCCGCAACCGATTGACTTAAAATATCAAAGCTTATAATGTGCGCATAAACTCCAGAAAGTTCTTCAATGTTTATTTTGCTTCCGTATATATCTACGTAATTCGCTGGGTTCGGTAAACTCGGATCAACTACGGTTGCAGTTATTTGGTCAATATCAATAGTACTGGCTTCACTTATCCAAGTGTATTCCGTTGTATTTTTACCGTATAAAAAAACTTGGTTAAACCTTGTGTCGCTTAAAAACGTTCCCGTAAAAGTAACCCCGTAGTCAACTTGAATGGCTTGAAATAATCTACTTATTTTTATAGCGGGAAATAATTCGTCGTAATGTATTGCTTTTGAATTAGTAGTTACGTCTTCAGTACCGTGGTGGTATTGCCATAATCTACTACTTGCAATTAAAGGATAACGAACGTTGTAATCCGTTGTTAAGTCCGTTATTCTATTGTAAATTTCCGTAGCGCTAAATGTAAATTCGTAAGCGCTTAAATCTAATGTGTTTAATTTGCTTTCTCCGAATAAATCTTTGAGCGTTCGTATTTCGCCGTAAAAAGTAATCTGATAATTTTCCGCATGATTGTTTTTTATATTCGCCTTTTCAATTTGAATTTTACCACGCCTAAATGTAGTTAAATCAATTTCAATTAACGCGTTTCTTCTTATGTTATGGTCGATAGTACCGTCAACGTCCGATTGATAAAAGTGTTTAAATATTTCATTATTAACAGTTGAAGCGGGTACGGTAAAGCTTTGCGAAAAGTCCGTAAATACTTTTGAAATATCGTTAATGTTTTGAACGCTCGAAGTAACATTAATTTGTTCATCTTCAAATAGTTCAACCTTTTGACCTTCAATATAAACTTGTACTTGCCTCATATAACATTATTTATTGCATTAAAAGCAAAGTCAAACTCTAAAGAATAGTTAATCATTTTTTGGTTTATATTCTTGAATAGCTCCGTTGACTTCGTGTTAATCTTTACAGGTAAACTGTTTAACAATATTCGTTCGCTTGTCATTAGCTGCTCCAATAAATCGTTGTAGCTTTCAGTTACCCAGTCCGTGTTTACTTTAATGCTACGTTTTGCCGTTGTATTAAATATCTTTCTTTGTCCTTCTAAAGTATTGTAATTCGGGAACGTGCTTTGCATTAAATTGTATTCCGTGTTTTCAATGCTGAATGTATCGTTAGACGCTGCAAAAAACCAAGTACGCTGCCAACACCCATAACGGTTTACAAAGTCGCACAAAACGGGCGTATAGCGACAATTTTCGTAAGGTTTAAAATTGGATTCCCAAACAGTTACATCAGTACCTAAAATATTAATTATTATTTCTAATTTATTTCCACCAGCATAATAATTTTGATAAACGGTAGGAACGTCTAAAATAGAATTGTTTGTTAAGTTTTGTGTGAATGTAGCAGCCGTTGCCAAGTTAGTATATTTCGCTTTGTAGCTTGTCGCAGTTTTAACCATTATATGACCAGCCCTTCTACTTGAATTTGTACTTGGGTTTGTGCCATCGTAGTAATAAAAAAACGTACCTTCGTCGTGTAATATGTCGTAGGTCGGCGTGTAATTATACCCTTGTTCATACCACCCAAAACCGTCGTAAGCAACGTAGGAATTTGTACTAAGTAGCGTGTAAACGCCAGCGTTTAATTTGTATCTTTTTAGTTGAACATTGCACCATTGGTTAGTGTCAGTTGCTGGAAAAGTATTATAAATTTCTTGTCTTGTATTCCAACTGATATACTCACGAATGTAAGGACTAATATTGTAATACGTCTTTACGTTGTTTGAAGCTGGTATTAATTTACTCAAAGTGTAAGTTGGCGAAGCTGGTGTTGAACCCGTGTTCCAAATAAACAATTCAACCTTTGAACCGTCTTGTCCCGTTTCGGATATTTCTACTATATAAGGTGAACGTGCAAAAATACTCATTTTATATTCTTTAAATTTTGGTCTAATATTTCATTTAAAAGCTGTTCGGCATCCAAACCGTACTTGTCTATTAACGTGTCAGGTAAAGTTTTGTAGGCAGCTTCAAATGGCTTGGTAAAAAATAGGCTTGGTTTAATTCCGTATTTAAATACACTTTTAGCAATTGCAAATTGTAAACCTTTTCTACTTTGAAATTTTCCCGTAGCGCTTCGTGGTGCAATACCTTTACGAACTATCCATTTGTCAAACGCACTTGGCGGCGGCATTTTAGATTTATACGAATAAGGAGTATCGAATTTTCTTTGCTTTCCTGAAACCCCTTTGTCTTGAAAGTTCCCATACGGCTCCATTTCAAAATATACTCCAATCGAGTTTGGCATTTCTTTAACGTTGCCTTTTATTGAATTGGATAATTTGCCGCTGCTATCTTTACCCATTTTTTGTAAATTGGCTTTCGCTTCAGCTACTACCAAATCACGAAACTTTTCTAAGGCTTTTAATCTTTCACTCATTAATCGTAAATTGCATTTAAAGTAATTACACCATTAGGGCAAAGTGA